GTCTTGCCAGCTACATATTGACCTCTAGCTGATACGGCTGTACCAGTAGCCATCAATGCTACCGCAGTTATTACCCAGCTCATACAGCCTCCAATATTTCTTCTGCTATCTTATCCACATCTGTTTCCTCGGTAACGTGGAATGTAGTCCACACCGTATCAGTAATTGCGTATATTACTCGCTTCATACCTGGTTGAGTCTGGCCCATGTATGGAGCCTTAATTTCTTCTCGTCCTTCGTGTGTTACCGCTACACATTCGCCCTGAGACACCGTAAATAGGTGGTTGGTCTTGTGTAATGCGCCTACCAGACACACGCCAGCAGGGATGAATAACTCACGAGCATAGATCCCATCGGCAAAATGGTGCCTAGTCTCAGTCTCAGCCTGTGGCATAGACAGCATAACGTTCTGTGCCTTGTAGATATTGCTCTGTAACGCTACGTTCACGATGATTCAACCTCGTATTCAATCATCTGTATAAATACAGGAGTAGGGTCTGGTGCCGTTATCGATGGCATTTCGTCTCTAGTCCAACCTATATTGTTTAGTACGTCTTCTATTATGCCAGTTTTAGCGTTAGGTGACGTGTTTAAGGGTGAGTCTATTGAGTAATCGAACTCTCTGATAGGCACCGGTTGACCGTCTACATAGTACCCGTAGGACTGGTAGACCCTGATGTTCATGCGAACGATACGCTTGATACGCATCTGGTTCTCACCACTGCCAATATTCGTATTGAGCGGCATACCAGTGATTTGTACTGGGAAGTTTAGACCTACCTCGACATTGGTATAGCCTACTTCTGCTGGAGTCAAAGTGATTCGACTAAGGCTAACTAATCTCTCAGGCAGTACGATCCCGTCTGCTACTATTTGTACTACTACCCCATTAAGGTGATTTAGTCCTGTAATCTCGGTATCTGTTGGCCCAGGATTAAATATAATTGAATCATCCATTAAATGATCAAACGACCATCTCTCAACGTCGTATTTAATCTTACTTCCGCCTTGTATTGTCCGTTTGACGATCATGTATAACTGATCATCAACTACAGTCGCATTTGTTATTATTCCTGATGATGAAGACCCACCATCATAGGTAGTGGATGCAGTCTCCCACCTTGTAAACCCGTTGATGTCTTGGTCTCGCAGCGTGTTAAGGACTGTGACCGTACCGTCAGTATTGGTAATGAATAACCAATTAGCATCCTCGCTAGTCGTGCCAGACAGCATAGCCATGTCTGTAGGCTGTTTAATCAGATGAGACGATAGTACCGACCTGTCATGCGTTACATAAGCATCTTCGTTGAACGAGTAGACAAAATCGTAAATGGTCTTGCCATTCCTATCCACGAATATGGTAGATCCGTCTACGTCTACGACTTCTACATACGATGCACCATGATTAGTTTGCGGCGATACTCCTACGCTTGTAGGCGTGACCGGCTTACTGGTGACAGAAAACTCAGCCCCAGACGTAAATATCTGTAGGTTTCTGCCAGGATAAACATCGATGATTTCGTTTAGCTTGCGAGATGAGATAGTAGCAAAGATACCTTCGTCGTCATCGCCATCGTCAATATCAAAGTCAAAGAACGACCCAGACTTAGAAAAAAATACCGATGCAGTCTTGGATTTAGTGCCACCAAGGACTAATCGACCTTCAAAGAAACATGCAGTCTTGGGATAGCCCCTAGTAGCAGACCATACAGGTTCTTTTCTAGGCGATCCCACTTGGGTCTGAGTAAATACAACCGTGTTATCTACATTGCCCGACGTTGGAAAGCCTGAAAATAACTCAAAGTCTTTGGTAGATTCACCGCTAATCGTAATTGTGTACTGTCTTGTTCCTGTTCTAGCTACTGCAACACCTGTTTCCCCAAACGTAGGCATCTCTTGTAGATTTTTTTGGATATTAAATACAGTAGAACTTTGTTCAGCAGCAGTGCCATCTCCTGCAAAAGTAATGTTTTTAGACAATACACTTTCAACATCTATCTGGAATTGATCGCCAAGCTCCCAGTTATGCCCACTACCATGCGTTAATGTCATCACTTGTATTTCGTTAACTGGAGTAGGACTCAGATCGTCATCAAAGTCATACGTCGGAACATTGGTGAATGGCACTTCATCCAAGAACCAATCCGCATCCGTACCCAAGTTAATCAATCGCTGTGGTGGCACGTCTTCTTGGAACAGCAACATGACGCTTTCAGTTTGCGTATCCCTGATTGTTGCTACTTGAGCAGCAGTGTACGGAACCTTAACGTCGGCAACATAGTTTCCTGGATTTTTGAAAATCCTAATGTTCCCGTCAGTAACCGATAACAAGTAGTTTCGATCAGTCGTTACGCTAAAGTTTAGCAGCTTAGATTCTGATGGATCGCCAGCAGTAGTTGTCTGAGTGATTAGGTTGAACCCTGCCAAGGTAACAACAGACGCGCCAAGTGGATCCGCCCCAACTCTAGCTAGACGGACATATCTTTCTGCTGATCCAATGGGAATTCTAAAGTCTTGTGGATTTGTTCCGAGTAGTGGAACAGTGCCAACGGTAGTCCATGTACTTGCGTTAGGAGAATCCTGTATGACGAACTCAGTAGATGACCCGCTAGACAGGCTAATCTGTCTTAGGTCTGCAAAAACTGCCGTAGTCTTGAGTACAGGCGTTGCAGTACGGTCGTAGTACGCAACAACGTATGGGTTGATCGTTGAAATACCCAGCGTTGTAGACGTTGTAGTAGTGTCGTCACCGTCATTAGCTACTGATCCAGACCCGCCATTAGGCATGATTGGATTCTGAGCCGTTAGACGTTCCAGCTTATTCAAAACGGTATCGATATACTCAGTGCCAGGACGACGCTTAACACCGCCCTGTGGGACTAGAACGACGTTGTTAGCTGTCTGTAACCCTTGGTAATACTGATTAATATCAGTACGGCCTCGCATTAATGGGGATAACTCTCCACTAACAAAGTTATTTTGGATAAAGCGAGACTTGGCCACTAGAACCTCACGTTAACAAAAGGGTTGCTCGTGATAGGTGTCATTGGGTATTGCTGGGAGTCTGTGTATCGGGCCATTCTAGAAGCATTTACATACTCAGCAGACATTTCTTGCCGTGATGCTGAACTGTCTCGGATGCTCGTTGCAAAATCTTTAGCCAGTGCATACTCAATCATCTGAGTGAAGTACGGTGGCCATGTTGATTCTGGAGCGTTATAAATATAGTCGCAGTAAAGTGGGCCTGTATTGTTGGCGTACACTTTATTGCCATAAATCTGGTATCTGATTCCTGGATATATCTTAATCAGGAATAATAAATCTGAAGGTAGCTGGTAGATTGAGTCCCATTCTTGATCGATTGGAACTTCCGTTGTAAGCGATAGCTGTGCTTTTACTCTAGCAAATCCCCATCTGTGCTTTGTTAGCTCAGACCGGACAATGCTGTCATACAACGTATTAGCAACTTGTTGCGCCCTAGAACCGCCGATTAGTGAATTGATTGGAGTATCCCCGATCAAGACTAACGCACCATTAACTACGCCGATTTTAGTTGCCATATTGTTACCTAAAAGAAATGGGGGCCCGAAGACCCCCGATAACTTAGGAATCGCCTAATGCGGTTCCAGATGCACAGTCAATGCTTGTACCACTGTTAGTCTTCACAAATGTGATTGTAACAGCAGCCGCATCGCTATCACTTACGATGATAACGTCATTAACTTGCAGCTCATTGATTGCTGGAAGGAAGTAATCCGTACCAGTAACCGTGGCGATTGAATCGGAAGACGCATAAGCGAATACCTTTTGTGAATCACCACTTCCGCCAATGCGGGACAGTTTCGTGTAATCGAAAGCCATTGCTAGTTACTCCTTAAGCAGTTTTGTCGTATTGAACTTTAACTAAACCACCCTCGTCGCGAACGACAGAGCCAGCTTTCAACATACCATTACTTAACCAAGAGGTACGTTCAGCGATCCAGTTAATTTCAGTTTTCATGTCAATACCAACGGCCAAGCCAACAGCAGGACGCTGATAGAACCATGAGTCAACGATGTTACCGGCTTCAGTTAAACCACCTTCAGTCCGAGTTTCAATGATGATGAATCGGAACCCTACAAGGGTATTGATCTCACCAGAAACCAGAGCTTTGATGTTCTGATAGTCCGTAGACGTTGCCAGTTCATCGTTCAACAAACCACCTAAGCCTTCAGCTTCGATGACTGCGAACAGGTCAGTGTTGGGTACACCTTGGTCGCGCAATTCAACTTGGGCTTGGATTACCTTAGCCATAGTTAAGTTTGCAGCACCAGCAGGTACAGTAGTTGTTAATGGAGTCGAGGCATCCATAGCATCGATAACCAACTGGTCACAACGACGGCCCAAAGCACCGGCAATAGTCATTGCCAATTCTTGTTTCTCATCGAAGTTAACGTCAGCTTGGTCGAAGATGTCGGTGTACTCAGGCGCATTCCAGTTAGCCAACGTAGCAGTCTTGAACTCATGGCTTACGTCCATAGGAGTTACGAGATCTGAAGTTGATTTCTGGTTTGCAAGGCCCTTGCCTTGACGACGGAATTTGTAGGTATCACCTACGACGTTGTTGCGTACAGTTACAGAACCTTTCAGCAAGCCCATGCCCTGATAGGCGTGTTTAACCATGCTGTCAAATTCTGTTACCGCAACAGAAGATAATTGTTTTGACATTAGTCTAATCCTCAAAATTTATAATAATCTACACAAGTGTTTCACATGAAACATTTGCTGGTTATGAGGTTTTGACTGAGTGCCCGACAGATCGGTCAGCCTTCAACCCAAATCTGTCAGATCCGCGATGGGAGTCCCTGACAGACATATAATATCATTTTACTTTATAAAAGCAACTAACCGAATACCTGAACATTCGGCTTGTCACCACCAAAAGCAAACATCATTTCTTGAATTTTCTTCTCATGGTTAGAGTCTACTGACCGTAGAAGGTTGCCGTTATCGTCCTTTCGGAACATCTCTTTCTCGATGTCAGGCCAAGTAATTCCACCAGGAACAACATGCCCGTCGATAGGAAGTTTTTGCGGTGCCGTACTCTTGATTAGTGCCTCTACCAGCATGATAGATTCAGCAGAGTTAACAGCATAACGAACTTGCTCGTAGACCTCAGCGTCCAGATTATTCTTCATAAACTGTTCTACGGTCTTGATACGATCCGTTGCGTTGTCGCCTAACTTGGCAATCTCAACTTCAGCAGATACTTCTTCTACGGCCTCTGATTGAGCAGACAACAATTCCCACGCTTTATTAAAGTAGTCTTGGGACATATTAGTCTCAGCAGCAAAGCCCATTAGCTCCTGCATCAACTCGTCTTCTTGGTCGATACCTTCTGGCATTGAGTAGCCGTCTTTAGGAGCGCCCTTGAACGCACCAAACTTCTTTTCTAACTCAGTATAAGCAGCGGCTTGATCTGCGACTGACTTGTATCTGTCAGACTTGTACCACTCTGGTGCCTCACCGGTTCCCTTGATCCCGTCAGTTAGGAAGTACTCACCCTCAGATAATTCTGGCTGGGCAGCATCTACTAAACTAACTGGTTGTGCTTCTACTGCAACATCGTTTTCTACTGATTGTTCACTCATAGTTATCTCCACGCATATTGAATTACAGCCCGCTTAGGACTGACCGCTTGGTGCTTCAACCGGATTTCATCGAGCCTTCTGCCACCGTTAAGCAAAGATAGATCGTTAACGTCGATCCAATCTAAATGCTTGTTTTCTCGGTAACATCTGAATGCTCTGAATTTATGAAGATACTCGAACTTATCAAACCCATACTGTGCCGCAAGCAGCTCTAGCCATTCAAACTTAAAGCTTTTCTCTTGCAAGTATTCCCGTTCGTCGCAAATTACTTCGACGGGTGGGGTTTCCTTCTTGGGTCGTCCTTTCTTTTTAACTTCTTCTACTTCCATTACTTCTGTCATAGTCTCTCCGCTTGCTGGATTTGGTGAACAATAAACCTCATGACGCCAGTCTCCCCGTTATGGTANGCGGCCTCATAGTTTATATTCTGTGCAGCAAGAGAAGTGTCGTTCTCTAGTAGAAAGCGTTTGCTCAGGTCTTCTAGTACNCTGTTACCGTCGTCAGTTGCAAAGCAACGGTTATAAGCCTTGGCTAGTTCGGCTTGTTTTTCCCTGATTGCGCTCTGTGCTTTCTGTGCNTTCCCCGTATCTATCTCTAAGTCTTCCCAGCTCATTGAACGGCCTGTAGTTGTGGTGGTTGTTGAGTAGAACCTTGCATCTCCATCTGTTTAGCTTCCGCTCCAGCTTGGATAATGCGCTGTTTCTCTGCGTCATCACGGACTAATTCAGAACTCATACCTGTTTTCTCTGCTACCCAGGTTCCAAAGTCCTCAATCTTAAAGGCCATTTGTACTTGGTCAGGCCCAGCAGTCGCCAGAACAAACTGTACAGCTTGTTGTACCGCTAGAATGTCCTCGGAGTCCTGTGCTCGTGCTAATGGTGACGTGAATTTGATCTCTACATCACGGCCATCCAACTCAATAGGCGTAATTAACCCGCGACGAATCAGGATAGACACTACTCGCTTGAGGATTGGGATCAATATTTCAGTCTGCAACCGTCCAAATGCTGAACCAATACGCTTGGCTAGCTCTCTGGACTCGATGGCAATCTCCGTTGCAGTCCTAACCGGCCCTGCTGGGTCTCTCAGATCGTTGAACATGGCAAGTTTGATAGCATTTTGCAGTTCTGATATTTCAAATTGTGCTAGTGCTAGGCTACTTGACGTGTCTAAACGTTGTATAGACGGGTTGTTGGTGTTGTTAGAACCTACTGGAATAACAATACCTGGCGCTATAACCATATTGTAGGGATTAGTAACCCCGTCGTCCGTTGCAGTGTACATACCTGCTAGGTCAATGGCGGCTTTCTGCAATACGAACTCTTTGGCCTTGTTCAATGACCGTACATCTGGGAGCGTTTGCATGGCTGGCCCACGACC